CGGCCGCGGCAACCGGTACCGGCACGCCTCGACCGTCCGATGGGTCCGCGACCTCGTCGTGTGGCGGGCACGCGCCGCACACATTCCGACGATGGCGCGGGTTCGTGTGCAGCTCACCTGGTGGGTGACCAACCGGATCACCCGCGACGCCGACAACCTCGCCCAACTCGAGAAGCCGATCTTCGACGCCCTCGCCACTCGCCGCGCCGACCTCGCGTCCGTCCGCATCGTGCCGGACGACAGCCCCGAGTTCATGGACAAGCCCCGCGCCCTGATCCGCCACCTCGACGAATCCACCCCCGCAGACAAGGTCACCGGTCCCGGGTTCGTCGTCACAATCACCCGACTGCAGGCGGCCTCATGACCGCCACCGACCCGCACCCCGAACCGACGATTGTCGAGCTTCTCACCTTCGAGGACGGGCACCGGCGGTACAGCTTCCGCAAAGACGAAGCGATCCGCCACCAGCTCCGCATCGAACCGGCCCGCTATCACCAGCTCCTGCGCCGTGCGATCCACACCCGCGAAGCGCTCGAGCACGATCCCGCCCTCACCAACGACCTCCTCGCCGCCGAACAGCGCATCGAGGACCGGCGCCGCGCCCGCGGCCTGTAACCCACCACCCACCGAAAGGCACGATCATGACACTCACCCTCGAAGACCTCGCCAAGATCCAGCTCGAGCGAGGCGCCCACAACACTCCGCAGGCAGGCGTCTGCCTACTCGAAGCAACCGCCTGGTTCGCAGGCGAACCCCACACCGACCACCCGGTCTGCGTCTCGCCGTTCCTCGGCGATTACGGGCGCCGCCTCAACGACCGGCTCGGCGAGGAGGACCGTCAGAAGCTCAAGCCCTTCATCACCCGCCTCGTCGGCACCGCTGGTGACGGACTCGATCATCAGCGGCGGTACATGGCCATCGACTGGGCCACCCGCATCGCCGTCCCTCGATACCTCGACGTCGCGAAGCTCGACGATCTCGCGAAGTCACTCCGTGATCTGCCGATGGTGACGGATGAGGAGACCCGCAAGCAGGCGTATCGGGCGCTCGACGAGGTCTGGAACGTGACACGATCGACGCGGCTCGAGCGTCGAAAGAAGCTCGCCGAGCTGATCCGTGCGGAGTACGAGAAGAACCCACCGAAGACGACCGACCAGGCAGTCGCAGCCGCAGACGCAGCCGCAGTCGCAGCCGCAGTCGCAGACGCAGTCGCAGCCGCAGCCGCAGACGCAGCCGCAGCCGCAGTCGCAGCCGCAGACGCAGCCGCAGTCGCAGCCGCAGACGCAGCCGCAGCCGCAGACGCAGCCGCAGACGCAGCCGCAGCCGCAGACGCAGCCGCAGCCGCAGCCGCAGACGCAGCCGCAGCCGCAGACGCAGGTTTCCCGCGCCCCACATGGTCACAGGTCTACGACGCCGTGCGCGCGGCGCTCCGCGCCAAGTGGACCGGCGCCGCCGACACGACACCCCTCGCCACCGCATTCCGCGAAAACACCGCCGGCGCCATCGACCTCCTCGACCGCATGATCACCCCCGCCGCGTAACCCGCGACACCACTCCGCACAGGAAACGAACCCATGGCATCCCAGAAGAACACCACCGCGCTCGCCGCTGCACCCACTGTGCTCGAGGTCGACCCCGCGACACTCATCCCCATCGACCAGGCCCGATCCGACGCAACCCCGGACGACGCGCTCGTCGAGTCTGTGCGGCAACACGGGATCATCCAACCCCCGACCGTGACCCGCAACGACGAGGGCGACCTCGTCATCCTCACCGGGCATCGTCGCGTCGGTGCAGCGATCGTCGCCGGTCTGCCCTCGATCCACGTGCTGGTGCGCGAGGGTGTCGACCTTGACGACGTGAACCGCCTCGAGCAGCAGATCGTCGAAAACGAACGCCGCCGCGGCCTGACGTCGCAGGAGCTCGCACAGGGCTACCAGCGCCTCGAGCTGTTCGGGCGCACGCCGGCCGACATTGCTGCCGAGCTCGGCGAGACGGTCGACCGCGTCAACGCCGGCCTCAAGGTCGCGCGATCGCCGAAAGCCGCAGCGCTCATGGAGGACACCAGCGCACCGATCGACCTCGAGCGGGCCGCGATCATCGCCGAGTTCGAAGACCAACCCAAGGTCATGCAGGAGCTGACGGATCTCGCCATCAACCGCCCGGAGAACTTCGCGTACAAGGCCGAGGAGGCCCGCCGCGTCGTTCGCAACAAGGCGAAGAAACGAGAGCTGATCGAGCAGCTCAACGCCGCAGAGGTCCTTATCGTCAAGGCGCCCCAGTACGGCTGGTACACCGGCGTCGACAACAAGGGGCGCGAGCTCGAGCAGCTCGTCGACGACAAGGGCGAGACGATCCAGCAGGAGGCGCACTACGACTGCCCCGGCAATGCCGCGATCGTCAACGGCGGAAGCGCGTACAGCGACGCCAAGGTCACCTACGTCTGCACCGACTACGCCGCGAACGGTCACCACGACAAGCACCAGTGGGCACGCGACCACCAAGCCGAGGACCCCGAGCAGGAGGCGCGCGAAGCGGAACGGGCAGCGGCACGACGCGCCCGCGAGGAAGAGCAGGCCAAGCACGCCGCGAACACCACCGTCCGCCGCGACTGGATCCGCGGACACCTCGCCGGCCGACTCAACCAAACACCCGGCATCTTCGACCTCGTCGGCGACGCGCTCTACGCCCTCCTCCGCTACGAAACCGGCATCCCCTCGAACATCGTCATGCAGCTCCTCACCGGCGTCCCCGCCGTCAACGACTACAACACGCAATGGGATGACGACCGCCTCGCAGACGCGCTCGCCGCGGGAGAGTACCTGCCGCTCCGCGTCACGGTCGCCACGGCTTTCGCGATCCTCGAGTACTGCTCCGCCTCCCCGATCGGCGTGAAGTACTTCGAACGGCTCAAGGGCTGGGGATACCCGCTCTCGGACATCGACGCGGAGATCCTCGCGGCCGCCGAGAAGGAGCTCGAGGCCGAGATCGCTCAGCACATCGAGGACGCCGAGGCGACGTCGTGAGCGGGCCATACAAGCGCAAGGCGAAGCTCGTCATCGACGAGAACGCATGGAAGCACGACGACCTAATCATCCTCGGCAGCACTCGCTGGATCATCCGCGTCATCGACCACGTCACCGGCCACGTCGAGCTCGAAGCATCCAACGCCGCCGCCGGCATCTGGTGGCGCACCACCCTCGACCGTCTACCCCAGAAAGTGAGCAAGAAATGACCCGCAAGCCGCCCCCGCCCCCGCCCCCGCCGCCGGCCCCGTTCACGACACGGGTCCAGCGCACCCGCCCGACACCCACCCGCGCGCAGCGTGTCATCGGCGTCAGCCTCGCGATCGCCACCATGGCGCTAGCGTTCCTCGTCGTCATCGGTGCCGGCGTCGCCCTCGTCCGCTGGATCGACTTCCTCTGGAACTTCGCATGAGCGTCCCCCGTAACCCCGCGGTCGCCCGCAACGCACTGCTCGCCGTTCAGGAGCAGTTTGCCGACGTCGTCGCGGCGATCGCCGGTCTCGTCGCCCAGCTCGAGGCGCAGGGCTTCGCCGAGCAGGCCCGCGAGATCATCACCATCCTGTTCATCCAGCAACGGAAGGCGACCCCATGAACGGCGCAGACCTCTGGGAAGACGGCTTCCCCCACGGCACCGTCGAGGGCTACAACCTCGGATGCCGAGGCGGCGCCTGCCCCGGTGCCATCGAATACGACATGTCTTGTAAGCGGGCCAACACGCTCGCCGCCGGCGACTACCGGTACAAGAAGCTCGCAGCCGCCGGCGCCTCGCCCGCCGAGATCTCCGCTCGGCTCTCCGAGCTGCACGACCAGGCGCTCGCCGCCCCTCGAGGAGCAGGCAAGCCGCTCGAGGAGATCTCCGCTCCGGCCGCCCCGAAGCCCCCCGAACCTGCACCGCCCCTTGCAGAGCGCTCCCAGGACGCCGACCCCCAGGAAGACGCCGGTGAAGAGCCAGCGATCGAGAGAGAAGCGCCGACCGACGAACCCGTCGAGCCGATAGCCGAGGCCGAGGAGATGGGGCACCCCGAGTACCTCGACACCAGACCCTGGACGGAGGGCCTCGGCGCCACCGCGAAAGCGCGCAGAATCGCCCTCATCCGCGACTGGTGCCGAGAACAGGGCTACACCGTCCCCGACAGAGGAAAGATCCCGACCACCGCGCTCGCCGCGTACGCGATCGTCAACCCGCCCGGAGATCCCGTCAAGCGAGATCTCGCTGAGGAAGGTCGAGTACTCGCCTCCGAACGCGACGACCTGATCGCCGCCGGCGCCGACCCCACCGAGCTCGAGGTCCCGCTGAACCCGGACCACTCTGGTCTCGAGGTGCCCGACTACCTCGACCTGGTCGTCGTCACGCCCGACATCGCACACCGCAGCGACATGCTCGACGAGACCCGGGCGCGCGTCGACGAACCAGCCACCGTGGTGCTCGACCGAGCCGTTGCCGCCCTCGACCAGATCGGCGCGGCGACGACCCAGCGTGCAGCACAGGTGATCGACGCGATGAAGCGACCCGAGTGGGCCGCTGTCGCGATCGCCGAAGACATCGAACGGCTCCGCAACCTCGCCGCCCGCCTCGAGCAGGAACTCGCCCACACCGAAGAGGAACGCGACCAGGCACTCGCCGAGGCCGCATCAGCGAAGCGGGCCATGATTACCGCGATCCTCCGATGGGACGAAACCAACCAGATCAACGCCTCCCTGCAGTTGCAGCTCGCGAACCTCCAGCACGAGCGAGAAGTCGACGCCGCCTACGTCAAGGCCGTCCACGCGACACGCGACGACATCCTGCAGGCGAAGCTCCGAGACGCCGCCTACCGACGCAGATGGGGACACCGATGACAACCCAAGCTCTCACCACAGCGCTCGCCGCGTCACCGCGGCCGAAAACGATCGGCGACGTCCGGGCGCTCGTCTACCGCCTCGCCGTGGTCGCATACCCGATCCGCGACTCGAAGGTCATCACGGTCGACCCGCTCCTCACGACCCTCCGATCCGCGATCCACACCGACCTCGGCGGACCATCCGGGAAGGGTGGCAGTGCGGGCTCACGGCTGCCACTCGACCCCGTATCGCTCGAGCTGTACGAAGACATCACCGGGCAGATTGAAACGCTCTACGAGGGCGCCACGGGCGCGCCAGCTACCGAGACCCCCGAAGCGAACTTGCTCGACTGGTGGCAGGCGTTCGACCACGAGTACCGGCTCGACCAGATCAGTCAGGTCATGATCGACGTCGCCGCGGCCCGCCTGTCGAGCTTCACGACCCGCATCGACCACCACCTGCACCCACCGTCGACCGTCGAGGGCCTCGTCCCGTGCCCCGCGTGCGGAGCCACGCACGCGCTGAACGGCGCAGGGGAGCAGAGCCGTGCTCTCGTGGCCAGGTTCCCGCGCGAGCTCACGAGCCTCGACGAGGTGACCGTCGAGTGCGGGTCGTGCGGGGCCGTGTGGGAGGGCTCATTCCAGGTCGAGTACCTCCGCACGATCCTGGATGCCGCCGAGCCCGAAGAGGTCGACCCTGACGAAGAGCCGGCGCCCGCCCCGAAGCCGAAACGCAAGACACCCGACAGCGTGCTCCTCGCCCGGGCCGTTCACCGACTCAACACGCTCCTCGGCGACGCTGAGCGCACGCGCGTCACCCTGCGCACCGCATCGGCCCACCTGATTCACCTTGACCGCGAGATCGCCGAACAGCGCACCAAGGTCGCCGAGCTCACTCCGGCGCCCGACGAATCACCTAACCAACAGGATGGGGACCGAGCATGAAGGTCAGAGCCAGATTCGAGCACGTCTTCGCGGTGACGCGCGAGGTCGAGATTGACGATGAGGATTACGCGCGCCTTGTTGCCCACGAACAGATCCGCGACCGCGATACCTCGGATGAACGGGTGCTACCGCTGTGGATCGACTCGCAGGATGTCGAATTCTTAGGTGCGGTGTTCCCGGATTGGAAGACCAGCGCGCCGCTGCCGTCCGATTTCGAGTTGCAGTACTCGGAGTGCACCGAGGCGGAGCGCGCACCAGTCCAACAGAACGGGGACCGAGCATGAACGCTTGGCTGATTATCGCGGCGTGGTGGGTGCAGGGTGGCTTGGATCGCATCCGACGCAAGCACCTCACGACCGACCCTGCGTGCGTGCACTACCGCGCACCCCGCACCGGATCTCGACTCGACCGGGCGTCGCGTGGCCTTGAGTGTGAGCCGTGCATGGTGCGTCGAGCGTTCACGTTCGATGACGACGCGCCCTGGCTGGGTTGCACTGTCCCGCCGCCTGGCTGGTGGTGCTCCCGTGAGCCGGGGCACGAGGGACCATGCGCAACCCGTCCGGGTAAACGTCCAAATCACACGGACGGGGACCAACGATGAGCACTCATGGCCAGGAGGTCGGCGTGGACTGGGACGATGGTCTCGTCTTGCACGAGAACGACGCCGACTGGCACCCGTGGGATGTAGCGGTCTACGGCCCGCGACCGGTCCACACGGATGGGGACCGGGCATGAAGGTTGGAGAGAACCGCTACTGCCTCGCCGCATGGGGACCGGCCAGCCAGGACGACGAGTGCTGGCAGCACAAGCACACGCCTCGCACGGAATCGCTGGCGCGCGCTCTGGCCATCCAGGTGTACGGCGAAAACCCGTCCGACGCGCAGGTCGGTCGCTGGATGGATGATGCCGCCGCGATGGTCGATGACCACCCTGACGTGATGGGTTGGCAGATCACGGAGTGGCAGATCCCCGCGAACCTCGATGACGTGCATGCGCGAGGCGACGAGTTCGAGGAGGTGCCGCGCAGCCTGACCGTCCGATTCCTCCTCAACGGAGTGGAGTACGTCGTACCAGAGGCAGAGTTCGAGCCCGCGTTACCCGTGCAACTCGAAACTTACGTCGGCTGGTTTGTCGAGGCACCGAGCCCCCATCCGACCGAACCGCCGCTCACCCCGTGCGGCGCGAGGGCGTGCACTGGGTGCCGAGTATGCGGATGCCCGCCGTTGGGGATAGCTCCCCATCCGACCGAACGGGAGTCTGAGAAGTGACGGTGTGTGCCAAGTGCCAGCGCGGGAACCACCAGCACGACACGTGGGCCGGCGGGGCGCACGAGGGCGAAGACGCCGGGTGCCCGATGGCCGTCGACGGCGGGCAAGCATGTACCTGCACCGTTCGCCTCCCGAAGCTCAGCAGACCGCGATGTCACGCCTGCGGTCAACCGATCCGCCACTAGGGGAGGATGACTGAATGAATGATCCGACGTGGCATGTCGCGCTCGCGGCCCTACTGGCCGCGCTCTGCGCCGACTTCGAAGAAGCGCAAGCCGTGAAATCACGGATCGGCAGCCTCGGCATCCCGGGCTCGTGGGAGGAAGCGTGGGGTCAGGTAGCGACGGCGCGCGATGAACTGCGGCGCGAGCGCGCTCACGAGGTGAGCCGGACGTGAAGGTCTGGGTCGTACGCGAGGACGACTACGAGAGCCAGCAAATCTTCGCGGTCTGCGCTTCGCCCGAAGTGGCCGAGGCCGAGGCCGTACGGGCCAGCGCTGAGCTGTACGGGGTGGTCGTCGAGGAGTTCGAAGTGCTGGACACGCCGAGAGATTGATGTCACGCACCGCGCTCGCCGCGTCGAGTGCTACCATCATCGGCGTGGGGTAGAAGTGTCACTTCCCCCAGATCAACGCCCCGAGGCTGATGCCCGGGGCGTTTGTCATTCCCCGAGACCGCGGCGTACTCCCGCCGCGGCTCGCCTGCCATGGGTCGGGCGAGCCGCCCCCTCGGCCCCGGGGTGGGACCGAGGGGGCACCATGGGAGACTTCCGCGGCACACACCGCTACCAGCTCGCCGTACGCGCCCTGAAAGCCCGCGCGCGATTCCAGCAGTGCATGACCTGCCCGAAGATGCTCGACGCCACCCTGGGCAAGGGCCACCCACTCGCGATCACCCTCGGCCACATCGTGGCGGTCGAGGACGGGGGAGACCCCTTCGACCCCAGCAACCACGGCCCGCAGTGCGGCAAGTGCAACTACGGCGACGGCGCGCGACGCACGAACGCCAAGCGCCGCGGCGATCGCCGACACGAGCTCACCGTCTCACCTGATTGGACGTGACCATGACTCTATCGGTGACCCTCGGCTCTGGTCAGGTAGAGCACACGGGCCGGCCCATCATGCACTTCGGATCGCCGCCACCGTCGACGGCCGACGTCGACGAGCTCGCGGCGACCGACGAGCCCCTCGGCATGTATCTGCCGTGATCGGCGCGCCCGTTTTTTAGCCACGGGCCCATGTGACCCGACCGCGCCATGTTCCTTTTCTCTCTCTCCGACCGTGGGAGGCACGCGTGACCGGTGTGACACGCGGCCCGAAGTTGCCGGCGCACGGCACCGTCCAGCGCTACCGCCTCGAGCTCGCCGACAAGAAAAGCGGCAAGGGCAAGGGCCCTTGCGATCGTTGTCGTTCCGCGAATTCTGAGCGCGCGAAGAACGCTCGAGCAAACGCCGTCGCGAAGACTCGACGGGCACAGATGGCGATCGTTGAGCCGGTCACAGATTCCGGTCACACGGACCCCGCACCAGAGGCCCCGCGGCCCGCCGCGATCAAGCGACGACGGATCGGCGTGATGGAGCGAGCGGTCGACCAGGACATCAAGGAGATCGACACCGGTCTGCGAGTCCCTTTCCACCGATCCCTCAGCGCCCTCGCGCGGCAGCTCGCGCGCGAAATTGACGAGCCGAGCACCCCCGCGAACGCGCGGTCGCAGTCTTCCCGCCAGCTCTTCGAGGTGCTCAGATCCCTGCGCACCCAGAAGGAGGGCGACGATGACTCGGCAGCGGCGCTCGTCCTCCAAGCAGCAGGCTTTGGGACTCCCCTCGTACCTGGACGTGCCCCCTAGATTCGGCACCCTCCGCAACTTCGACAACCCCACATACGGCGCCCGGATGTCGATCACCGCCCGCCTGATGGGGTCGCCGTACATGCCTTGGCAGCAGTACGTCGCAGACGTCATGGGTGAGGTCGACCCGGTGACCGGAATCAAGGTCTACCGCGAGGGCTACCTCACGACGATGCGCCAGGTCGGCAAGACGCGATTCGTGATCACCTACAAGGTGACAACGTGTCTCGATACTCCGACGCCGGTCCGAGTTCAGTTCGCCGCGCAGGAGGGCAAGTCGGCGATCGCGAAGATGACCGAGCACGCCGAGATCGTTCGGCGAACGCCCCTCGGCCGCATGCTCGCCGCCGACACCCCGACCACGTCGAACGGCAAAGAGCACGTCGAGTGGGCCAACGGCAGCACCGAGTGGCCGCTTACGGAGAAGGAATCGTCGGGCCACGGCGACACCATCGCGGCCGGATTCATCACCGAGGCCATGGCGCACCGCGACGACCGGTACATCCAGACGATGCAGCCGGCCATGAACGTCAACCCGAACGCGCAGCTCTTCGTCGAATCGACGCAGGGCAACGTCTCGTCGGTCTACTGGAACGAGCAGACGCAGGAGCTCCGCGAGCGATTCGTCGCCGAGGACGGTCGGCTCGGCCGCGTCGCATTCTTCGACTGGTCCTTCGCTGACGACGACGACCCGTTCTCCGAGGAGACCTGGCGTCACCGCATCCCTTCGATCGGGCACACGCTCCGCATCGAGGAAGTGCAGCACGCCGCCGACAACGCCACGACGCCGAAGAAAGTCCGGGCATTCAAGCGCGGCTTCGGCAACATCGCCGACCTCGGTGCAGGCGAGTCGTCCATCTTCGATGAGGACGCCTGGGAGAGCGCGGAGACGGACGACGTCATCGCGGGATTCCGCGTCCTCACATTCGACGTGACCAACGATCGCTCCTGGTCAAGCCTCGCGTGGGCCGGTCGCAACACGGCCGGCGACATGCAATCCGAGCTCGTGAAGCACGAGCGCTCGACGCACTGGGTGGTCGCGGCCGCGGGCAAGATCTTCGACAACAATCCCAAGATGGCGCGACGGATCTACTGCGTCCCCGGGGGTCAAGCCGTGACGCTCACCGACGCGTTCACGCGGGCCGGCATCGAGCTCGTCATCCTGGGCCGCTCCGACTATGCCGGCGCGGCGGGCGAGTATCACGCTGGCAGCGGCGATCGCGAAGAGCTCGAGGCGGAAGACCCTGCGCCCCGGATCTACCACACGGGCAGGGCCGGGCAGGAGCCTCTCCACGTGGCCGTCGCCGGCGCCGTCTGGACCAAGGACAAGGCCCCCGTGTGGGACACCTTGCGCACCACCACCATTCTGTCGCCCCTCGTCGCCTGCTCGATCGCGCCGTGGGCACACCAGATCGAGCTCGAGCGGAAGCCCGTCGAGGACATCCTGCAGACGTTCGGATAACCCCAGAGAGGACACCCCCACTGTGCGGCGCATCCTCACCACCCTCCTCGAGCTCGTCGGCGTTGCTCTGATCGTCGCCGGGATCTGGCTGCTCTCCGTCCCGCTCGCCCTCATGGCCGCCGGCATCGGACTCATCGGGATCTCGTACCTGTGGACCACCCGAGGAGGTCACTCGTGAGTCTCATGTTCAGGGCCCAGCGTGATGCCAGCTTCACGGATCTGCCGAGCCGGGTCGGCTGGCGTGCCCGCGCCGGAACGAAGAAAGGCGCGCTGGCGCACTCCGCCGCGTGGGCATGCATCGCCCTCCGCGGCAACCTGATCTCGACGCTCCCGATCGACACGTTCCGCAAGGTGCCGTGGGGTCAGATCGAGGTCCCGAAGCCGCCCGTTCTCGTGACGCCGGGCGGCGAGAAGGTCGAGATCGTCGAGTGGATGTACTCCACACAGACGGAGCTCGACACCGTCGGCAACGCGTTCGGCCGGATCACGGAGCTGGACGGAATGGGGCTGCCCCGCCGGATCGACCTGCTCGCCCGCGAGGACGTGTCCGTGACCTCGCACAACGGCGTCATCACGTACCGGATCAACGGCAAAGTCGTCGACGATCCCTCGACGATCTGGCACGAGAAGCAGTACACCAGCGCCGGCATGGCGGTCGGATTGTCCCCGCTCGCGTACGCCGCGATGGACATGCAGGCTCACGCGGCCGCGCAGGAATTCGCTGCAGCGTGGTTTGGCGGGGGACTGGTCCCTCTCTCGCACCTCAAGTACGGCGAGGCGGCGGTGCCCCCGGACCAGGCCGAGGCGATCAAGCTGCGCCACAAGCTCGCGATCGAGAACGGCGATCCGCTCGTCACCGGCAAGGACTGGGAGTACAAGCCGATCGACGTCGCGTCGGCACAGGCGAACTTCATCACCGCCATGCAGTTCAGCGACACGCAGATCTGCCGCTACTTTGGCGTCCCCGGCGACCTCATCGACGCGAACGTCTCGGGCTCGTCGATCACGTACGCGAACATCACGCAGCGCAACCTGCAGTTCCTCGTCATGAACCTCGGCTCCGCTATCAAGCGACGCGAGGTCGGGCTCTCCCGACTCCTCGCGCAGCCCCGGTTCGTGAAGCTCAACAGCGAAGCGCTCCTCCGCATGGACCCCGAGACCGTATCCAGGATGCTCGGCCAGCAGATCAGGGACCGACTCGTCGCGCCCTCCGAAGCACGCGAACTCATGAACCGCGCGCCATTCACACCCGAGCAGCTCGCCGAGTTCAAAGAGCTGTTCCCCGCCCAGTACACAAAGACCGCAGCCGAGCGACAGCTCGACGTCTACACGATCGAGGAGCAGCGATGATCCCTGTCATTGAAGCCGATGTCGTCGGCCGCCGCGCCGCAGCGGAAACCAACCCGCTCGAGGTTCCCTCAACCCGCAACCGAAGCCAGGAATTCGGCGCCCAGATGCGCGCGAACCTCATTGACCGGGACGGCAAGAAGTTCTACGAGCTCGACGGGTACGCCTCCACGGTGAACGAGCCCTACGAGATGTACGACTTCTGGGGCCCGTACACGGAGATCGTCGACGGTGGGGCGTTCAACACGACCCTCGCCGCCGACCCTGACGTCGCGTTCCTGCTCAACCACCGCGGCGTCACGATGGCCCGCACGAAGTCGGGAACCCTCTCCCTCTCCGTCGACGACCACGGTCTCCGCTCGATCGCGCTGCTCAACCCCGAGCGCACGGATGTCAAGGACCTGGTCCACGCGATCAGCGACGGCGACATCGACCAGATGAGCTTCGGCTTCCGCATCGTCAGCGGGCAGTGGTCCCCGGACTACACCGAGTACCGCATCCTCGAGGTTGACCTCGACCGCGGAGACGTCTCGGCCGTGAACTACGGCGCGAACCCCAACACGACCATCGCGGCCCGAGCCAAGCAAGCCCTCGCCGCAGTCGAAGATCTCCCGGTCACCGTGCTCCGTGCGCTCGTCGCTCGAGGTGAAGAGCGCCTGCAGAGCGACGTCGGGCGAGCCGCGGCCGCGCCGGCCGCCGGCCCGACTCCCGCCTCCCCCGCCGAGGTCCGGAAGGTGTCCTACGCGGAGGCTCTCCTCCGCAATGACCTCGAGGACGTCTAGACCCCAACAGCTTCCCCGACCAACCGGTCGCGGATCCGCGCAAAGCCACTGACCCACGCAGAAGACCGACGGTCAGCGCCAGAAGAGCGAGCAGCACAGCGCACTCCACCAACACCGTGACACCCGTCACAGAAGGGGTTCATTCATGGACTTCGAAGCACTGCTCGCTCAGCTCAACGCTCGGCGAGCATCCGCACAGGCGTCGTTCGACGCCCTCGCCACGGAAGGCACCAGCATCCTGCGTGCCGCCCAGACAGACAACCAGCGCGCGCTCACCGACGAGGAGAACGCACGCTCGATCGCCATCACGCAGGAGCGAGCGACCCTGCGCGGCCAGCTCGCCGACATCGACGGACAGATCGCAACGGTCACCGCCGAGCGCGATGCCGACGCAGCGGCAACCGCCGCGGCCCAGCGCAGCGCACCGTCGGGCGCCGCGATCCCGCCCATCCACACCAACCCGGTCGCCCGCACCTACAACGAGCAGGCCGACCGGCGCGGCGTTCAGTTCGCCCTCGACGTGAGCCGCGCATTCCTCGGCGACTCGGAAGCGGCCGAGCGCATCGGCCGCCACATGGCAGAAGAGCGCGACGCCCGCGGCGGTCAGCTCATCGAGCGTGCCACCGGCACCGGTGCCTTCTCGGGCATCATCGTGCCGCAGTACCTCACCGAGCTCGGCACGCCGCTGGCCCGCGCTGGTCGGCCGCTCGCGGATGCGATGAACCACCACGACCTGCCCGCGCAGGGCATGGTCGTGTACATCCCGCGTGCCACG